GAGAAGCTGTTTCCGATACGGGTTCCCCGCCGATTTTTGGGAGCTGATGGTCTTCATGTCTGGCCCCCCACCGAAGCCGCCGGAGCGGCGTCAGCGCAGCAATGAGCGGACCTCGACCGAGCGTGCTGGCGCTGGGTTGGTCGCGTTGCCAGGTGGGAAGGTCGAGCCGCCGCTGGCACCGGCCGGGCTGTTGAAGGCGACGCGTGAGGATTGGGCGGCGTTCTGGCGGTCGCCGCTGGGTGCGCTGGTCGTTGCGGCTGACTATCCGGCGCTGCGGCGGCTGTTCACGCTGTGCGACGAGCGGGCGAGGGCGTTGAAGGGCTACCGGCAGGAGCGGCTGGTTCCCGGGTCGACCGGGCAGACGGTCCTGAACCCGCTGTTCGGTGCGATGAAAGCAGCCGACGCCGAGATCCGCGCGCTTGAGGACCGGTTCGGCCTGTCACCGATCGCACGGCTGCGGCTCGGGGTGGCATTGGGTGAGGCGGCCAAGTCGCTGGATGAGCTGAACCGGAGTCTTGATGCCGATGACGACGCTGACGAGTCCGCCGCTGACCCGCGGATCCGGGTTGTGGAGTCCGCCGGCGGATCCGCTGCCACCGACGCTGGGCCCCAGGGTGTGCCGGTGGATCGAGCGGTTCCTCGTCCACGGCGAAGGTGACTTCCTCGGTGAGCCATTCCGGCTGGAGGACTGGCAACGCGCGCTGATCTACCGGCTGTACGAGTACGACCCGGCGACGCTGCATCGACTGGTCCGTCGGCTGCTGCTGGTGCTGCCGAAGGGGAACGGGAAGACGGAGCTGGTCGCCGCGTTGTGTCTGGCGGAGCTCGCCGGTCCGGTGGTGGCCACCGAGGACGGGCGTGGTGCTCTGCGGAGGAGCCCGAACATCCCGGTGGCGGCTGCGTCGTTCGAGCAGGCGGACAGGTTGTTCGGCGCAGCGCGGACGATGGTGAACGAGGGTCCGCTGAAGCCGCATCTGGAGACGTTCGAGACCGAACTGCTGCTGAAGGACCGGCCCGGGCGGATGTTCCGGGTCGCCGCGATCGGTGGGACCAACGACGGTGGCCTGCCGACCTGCGCCGGGTTCGACGAGATCCACGAGTGGGAAGGCCGCAAGGAACGGGTCCACCTTGTCATCGGCAACTCGCTCGCGAAGCGGGCTGAGGGGTTGGAGCTGAACTTGAGCACTCCGGATAATGCGGATCCGGGGTCGTTGTTCGGTCGGCTCCATGCCTATGGTCTGAAGGTCGCCGCCGGTGAGGTCACTGACCCGTCGTTCCTGTTCGTCTGGTACACCGCCGACCTCAGCCGGTCGCTGGACGATCCCCCCCAGCTTCGGGCGGCGATCGCGGAGGCCAACCCGGCAGGCTGGCTCGATGTAGACCGGATCGCCGCGCGGCTCGAGGTGGACCGGATCCCGGAGCATGAGTTCCGCCGCTATCATCTCGCGCAACTGGTCCGCCCCGAAGGGCAGTGGTTACCTCCCGGCGCGTGGGAGGACTTGGCCGAGGAGGGGCGGGGCTGGCCGGCGGACGGGACCGACATCGTCTGCTTCTTCGACGGCAGCTACAACGGCGACTCCACGGGGTTGGTTGGCTGCACCCTGGACGAACGGCCGTACCTGTTCGTCCTCGGGCATTGGGAACGTCCGGATGGCGCGGCGGAATGGCTGGTCCCTCGCGAGGAGGTCAAGGCCCGCGTCGGTGAGGTGATGCGCCGCTTCAAGGTCCGGCGTATGGGCTACGACCCGTTCGGCTGGCACCGTGAGGGTGAGGAGTGGGGCGAAGCCTACGGCGACGACGTGGTCGTGCTGTGGGAGACAAATTATCGCAAGCGGATGGCTGCCGCGTGCTCCCGGTTTTACACCACCACGGTCCAGCGGGCCCTGTCGCAGGATGGGCATCCCGCGTTGGCGCGGCACTTGCGGAACGCGGTGGTGAAGGAGACCCCGGACGGTGCCTACATCACCAAGGCCGGCCGGGGTGGTCCGAAGATCGACCTAGCTGTCTGCGCGGTCGGCGCGCTCGACCTGGCGGCCACGCTCGAATCGGTCGTCAAGCCGACCCCGTTCGCGTTGCTCGGCAGGTGAAGGAGAGACCAATCATGGCTGTACGGCTACTCGAACGTGTCCCCATCGACCGGATCGAACAGCAGGCGAAGTCGGTTGATCTTGGCCGGCTGCTGCCGGTGCTGCTGGTCGGGTTCTTCTACCTGATCGGTTTCGTTGCACGGAAGGCCGTCATCGTGGTGGGTGTGGGCCTGGGGTGGATGGTCGCGGCAACCCGGACTGGCTGGCAGGATGCCGGATTGCCGGTGGAGGAACGGCGTCGTGGGGTGGCTTGACCGCGTCCAGGCCAACCACGCGCCCGCGTCGCGGCGGCCGACGAATATGACGCTGGACGAGTATGTCGAGCTGTTCCGCTTCCAAGGATTCGGCGGCGAGTACCCGTTCATCCAGACCACGATGGGGCGGCTGGACGAGGAGCAGATCGTCCAGAACGCGAGTATGGCCTACCGGATGCATGGGCCGGTCGCCGCACTGATCGTCGCCCGGTTGCAGGTGTTCTCGCAGGCCCGGTTCGCGTGGACCCGGTTCGAGGGTGGCCAGCCAACCGACCTGTTCGGGACCACCGCGCTCAAGGTTCTCGAGAAGCCATGGTATGGCGGGACGACGTCGGATCTGCTCGCGAAGATGGAAGTCGACGTTTCCACCGCTGGAACCGCCTATATCCGCAAGATCACTCGGCCGAGGCAACCGCCCAGGCTGATCCGCTTGCGGCCCGAGTGGATGATTGTGGTCCTCGGCTCCGATGAGGACGCGGAGCATCCCGCCGAGGCGGCCGACGTTGACCTGCTTGGTTTCGCCTACAAGCCTCCCAATGGGAACATGGTGCTGTTGGACAGGGATGAGGTGGCGCTGTTCGCGCCGCTCCCCGACCCCGACCGCGTGTTCTTGGGGATGTCGTGGGTCACGCCGGTCCTCCAGGAACTCCGCGCCGACTCGGCGCAGACCGAACATAAGCTCGCGTTCTTCCGCAACAACGCCACGTCGAACCTGGCGCTCAAGTTCGACCCGCAGATCACGATTGAGCAGATCCGCGAGTTCAAGGCGCTGCTCGAAGAGGAGCACGTGGGCGCGTGGAACGCCTGGAAGATCCTCTACCTGGGTGGCGGCGCGGACCCGGTTCCGATCGGTTCCAGCCTGAAGGACATGGACTTCTCGTCGGTGGCCGGTAAGGCCGAGAGCCGGCTGGCTGCGATGGCGGGGGTACCGCCCTCCTGGGTGGGCTTCTCGGAGGGGTTGCAGGGCAGCGCCCTGAACGCGGGGAACTTCAATTCGGCACGGCGGCGGTATGCGGATGGGACCGCGCATCACTGGTGGGCGAACGCGGCCCGGTCGCTGGAGGTGCTAGTTCCCGACCCGACGACCGCGCCGGGCGCGTCGCTCTGGTATGACACCCGCAGCGTGCCGTTTATGCGGGAGGACGCCGCCGACGCCGCCAAGATCCAGGCGGAAGAGGCAGCCACGATCGTCGCGCTGGTCCGCGACGGGTTCACCCCCGAGTCGGCGATCGCGGCGGTACAGAACCGCGACTGGGGCCGGCTCAAGCACACGGGTTACATGTCAGTGCAGCTTGTGCCGCCTGCTACTGGAACGCTGCCGAGCGGTCAGAATGGGCAATCGAACGGGAAGCCTCCAGTGCCGGTCAGCTCGCCCTAGCGCACCGGAATCGGCGACTCCGTCCACGACATGAGATATGCGGCAGCCGCCATCAACCGAGCAACATCATCGCCAAACGCTCCGAGTCCGACGTTGCACGTTGCGCACAAGAGGCCACGCTGACACTTTGAGCAACTCATATAGCTGGGGCAGCAGCCGTGGTTATGGTCGACGAAGAAGCGGCCCTTGCTCTTGCCACCGGGAAGCTTGGCCCCGCAGATGGCGCATCCACCGTCCTGACCCTTGAGTTTCTCAGCATACTGATCGACCGTTAGGCCATGCTTTGCCTTTAGATTGCGTGCAGAGTAGGCATCCCAATTCCGCTCGTACTCGGCGCGGCGCTTTTTCTTGTACTCAGGTTTCCGCTGGAGTACGGCCTCTCTCGCAGCGTGCGCTCTCCGGCAATCAGCGCAAGTGGATTCCTTCCGCTTGAGATGCGCTTGGTAACCGGCTGCTGTGCCCGTCCGGCCCTCGGGATACCGCTTGGTCGGTTGCTGGCAGGCCAGCGGGCTAGCATGTGGCATGTCATCGCCTTCGCGTAGGTGATGGCCGGGCCCCGGGTGTACCCGCACCGCGGGGCCGCTTCATGGGGACATTCTATCAAATGCCCTGGTCAGAGGTGATGTGGTGTGCCATTCGGGCCATCGTGTGAATACCAGGACCAAGCCGCATGTGAGCGCGCCAACCGTGACCGGGACGATCCGGCCGCCTACTGCGCCGCAGTGCGGCGACGAACGGAGGCACACTGCATGAACGACCGCACGGGTACGGCCAAGCGTGCGATGCCGCTGGCGGTCGACAGCTTCGACGGTCGGCCTCGGCCCCGGCTCGCTCGCCCAGTCGCGCGGGCCAATGCCCGCTGGTACCGAATCGCCAACAAGGCCGATGATATCACCCTGGTTGACATATATGACGAAATTGGGTGGTTCGGCATTTCGGCGCAGGACTTCGTCAAGGATCTCCGCGCCATCACCACGCCCAAGATCGAACTGCACATCTCGTCGCCTGGCGGGGACGTGTTCGACGCGATTGCGATCTACAACGGACTGCGCCAGCACGACGCGCAGGTCCACGTGGTCATCGACTCGCTTGCCGCCAGCGCCGCGTCGTTCATCGCGATGGCTGGCGACAAGATCACCGCCACCGCGAACTCGATGATGATGATCCACGATGCGCTTGGGCTGGTGATCGGCAACGCCGCGGATATGCGGGAGATGGCCGGGTTGCTCGACAAGCACTCCGACAACATCGCGTCGATCTACGCGGCCCGCGCCGGCGGGGACACGGCCGCGTGGCGAGCCAAGATGAGCGAGGAGATCTGGTACAACGCGGAGGAGGCGTACAAGGCCGGGCTGGTCGACGAAGTCGAGGGGGACGGCCAGCCGGTCTCCGACGCCTGGGACCTGTCGATCTTCCACCACGCCCCGGACGGCTCCCCGCTGGCGCCGGTCGCCCCGGTGGTGGTCGACACGGCCTGCCCGACCCATCACACCGCCACCGTGGATGGCACGTGGGAGAAGGGGCCGAACCAGAAGCGTCTGCCGTCGCCGATGAGCGTGGCGACCGCCAAGAAGGCCTATGGCTATTACGACGGGGTCCAGGTCTCCAACAGCGAGATCGTCAAGGACGCCTGCAAGCTCCTCCATCACGAGGTGTCCGCCGACGGCACCCCGGGAGCGGCGCATCTCGGCGGGGTCCGCGCGGCGTTGTCCCGGCTCGGACAGTCCGGCACCGACATCCCCCATTCGGAGCATCCCGCGATCGAGGCGCACCTGCACGCCCACATGGACGACGCGCCGCAGGACACGAGCAGCACCAGCAACGGCAACAACAGCGGCAGGAGCCGCGGCCATCTGGGAGAACCGGCGACTTGGTACCTCCCGCGTCCGGAAGGAAAGGAGTACCCCGCATGGGCGATGCGCTAAGCATCGAGGACCGCGAGGGCCGGATCGTCCAGATCGACGAGCGGATCGCGGAGATCGACAAGGACTACGACGGGCAGCGTATGCCCGACACCATCCGCGACGAGTGGAACGGGCTGAACGCCGAACGGGACGAGCACCTGGAGACCCTCAAGGAACTCCGGGCCCGCAGGGAACGGATCGCCAACCTCGCCCGGAGCAATCCCCAGGCGACCGAACGGGTCAACGGTGATGGCGATACGCCGGTGGTGATCCGCCGCCGCGGCACCGAGATCTACGACCTCGCAAGGATCCGCGCCGAGTCCCGCTCCGACGACGACTACCGCGCCCGCCTGCACGACAACGCCAAGCGCGCGATCGAGCAGGCCAACTATGGCCCGGTGCGCGCCATTGCCACCAAGGAGGACTTGCAGACCAACGTGCTGCGCCTCCTGGACGGGATCGACGACGAGGACGGCACCCTGGCCAAGCGGATCCTGGCGACCGGTTCTCCCGAGTACGAGCGGTGGTTCTGGGCGCAGATCGCCGGCCGCAGCGACGTGCCCCGCCCCCAGGCCGCCCTGACCCTGTCCGGCACCTCGATCGCCGTCCCCTTCACCTTGGACCCGACCGTGATCCTCACCTCGGACGGGGCAACCAACCCGCTGCGGACGATGGCGCGGGTGGAGACGATCACCGGCCGGCGCGCGTGGGAGGGCATCACCTCGGCGGGGATCACCGTCGGGCGGCTCGGTGAGGCGCTCGCCTCCACCGACAACGCGCCGACCCTGGCGCAGCCGACCGTCACCCCAACCACCGTCCGCGGCTTCGTCCCGTTCTCAATCGAGTCGGACCAGGACTGGACGCAGCTCCGCTCTGAGATGACCCGTTTGTTGATGGACGCCAAGGATGTGGAGGAAGCGTCCGCATTTGTGGTGGGTTCGGGGGTCGCGCCGGCCGCGGCGGGCATCCAGGCGACCCTGTCCACCTCCGCCAACGTCGGCGACCAGGTCACCTTCACCGTCAACTCGCTCACCGCGGCGGACAATGCGCTGCCACCCCGTTACGCGCCCCGCGCGCAGTGGCTCGCACGCAAGAACATCTACAACCTTATCCGCACGCTGGACTCCAACGGCACCCTGTATGTGCGGCTCACCGATGGCCGCCCACCCGAACTGCTCGGCTATCCCGCCCGTGAAGCCTCCACGATGCCGACGGTCCGGTTCACCGCCTCCACCATCTTCGGTGCCCGCTACGCCATCCTCGGGGACTTCTCCCAGTTCATCATCGTCGACAGCGCCGGCATGGACATCGAGATCATCCCGCACCTGTTCGGCGCCGCCCAGGGGAACCTCCCGACTGGCCAGCGGGCGATCTTCGCATTGTGGAGGAACAATTCGAAGGTCCTGAACGACAACGCTTTCCGCATCCTGGTTTATCAGACCTGATCCATCCACCCAATCCCAGCACGGCACCCCGATTGGGTGCCGTGCTGGCAGAAGGAGCCGTCATGCCCGACGCCGAGCTGTACATGGCGAAGATGGACTACATCGACTATCCGCTCGGCCCGAACGCGCCGACCCCGGTCCGCGCCCACCAGACCGCCCGCGCCGGCCATCCGATCATCGCGCGAACCCCGAGCATGTGGGTGCCGATCAAGGTCGACTACGAGGTCGAGCAGCCGAAGGCGGAGACCCGGGCCACCAGCAGGAAGCCCTCGAGTGCCTGAGATCGCCGGGGTCGAGGTGGCCGAGGCACTCGTCGTCCGGCCAGGGGACATCCTCATGGTTCGGGTCGACCCGAGCATGTCGCGGGATCGTCTTCAGGATCTCGTCGAGGCGATCAGGGCGCGTCTCTCCGAGGACGTGCAGGTGCTCATCATTGCGGCTGAGCAGTTGGCGGTGTTCCGTGGCTGAGCCGCAGGAGGCGATGGTCAAGACGCTGCTGCGTGAGGGTGCCAGCGGGCAGGAGGTCCGTGAGCACGTGGCCACACCATCAGTGGCCGCGCCACAGGCGGACGCGGTCACGCTTGCCTATGTCCACAACAACGAAGTCGCCTACAGCTGGTATTTCAGTATGCTGCAACTGTGGGTCGCTGATCTGCACGGCCCCCGACGGCTGCTGCGCGGTGGGTTCGTCTCGATGCGGTGCAACTCCGGCCAGCTCGTCTCCGCCCGCAACAAAGCCATTGGGCAC